GCTCTTTTCGTCATGCTTCGGTGCTTTTCAGTTTTTCGATTTCAGTGTAAACTCGTCTCAGTCCTCCGGAGGTCTTGCGCACCAGGGTGTTGATGTCGGTGCCCTCCGGTGCGTTCACCTTGGCCACTACGCGGGCCTGCTCCATGAGGAACTGCTGCCGCTCCTTGCCGTCGTTGGGCGTCACCTGGCTGTAACGGTCGCCGTAGCGGCTGAACATTTCGGCATAGCCCACCTTCTTGCACTCCACCGAGCGGTTGATTTTCGCCTTCAGTCCGTCGGCGCCCATCATGTACCAGGCGCAGCAGCGTTCCGTGGCGTTCCAAAGGGCCTTCAGTTCCAGGAAGGCCTCGTAGGTGAGGTCGCCCGCTTCGTCGAGGATGATCAGCGGCGTCTCGATGGAGCGCAGGTAGTACACCAGGTCCTCGTAGACGTCGGAGTAGTAGCCGCGGCTGTTCACGCCGAACTCGCCGGCAATCTTGCGTATCAGCTTCAACTTGGTCTTCACCTGCGAGCAGTCGATGTACACGGCGTTGGCGTGGCCCTGCACGTAGTAACGGGCGGTGAAGGTCTTGCCGATGTTGGGCAGGTCGCACAGGATGGCGCTCAGGCCGCTCTGCTGGCAGAGGGTGAGCTGTGCCGTCACGAACTCGAAGGTGGCGGTGCGGGCCGCCTTCCATTCCATCTCGCCACGCAGGCTCACGCCCAGTTTGCGGGCCACCGTTATCCAGTTGCCCTCGCTCATCATGCGGTCGGTCTTGCCCTTGCGGATGGCGCTGTACACGCTCGTACTGATTCCCAGCGATGCAGCGTGCTTGGCGTCGCTCGGGTAGTTCACGCGGTTGGCTTCAATCGCGCTCAGGATCTTGTCTTTGATTTCAGTCGTTATCATATTCCAACACTGTTTGAATGGTATTATTATTCGGTTATATCTGTTGCGCTCCCAGCGTGCTCCAGTCGGTGAATCCCGCCGGGGGAATGTCCGGCTCCACGTCCACGGGCGCCACTTCCAGGTCCTCCACCGCTTCCATGCCGTCGGCGGTCGTCTTCTTTTTCAGGACGCCCACCCGGCTGATGGAGTGTTCGTTCACGTAGGAGTTGAACTCGCTGATCTTCTTCCGCTGCGCCACGAAGACGGCCTCGTCCTCCTCGGTCTGCTCGGCGGTGGCGGTGTTGAACGTGCCGACGTTCTGCAGGCGGTCCACGAACTGGTCGTTCTGGTAGATGTAGACGTCCGTGATGTCGCCCTTGCTGTCGGTCAGGTAGTAGGCGTCCACCTCGTAGTCGTTCGGGGCCAGTCGCTCGAGGACTTCCGTACCGCTCAGCCACCAGTCGGTGTAAGCCACCCGGCAGTAGGAGTTACGGCGGATGCTGGTGTGCACCTTCTCGCCGATGTAGCGGGCCAGCGAGGCCTTGTCAATCGGGGCGAGCGTGGGGTTGATGTTCGCCTCCAGCACCTGCCAGCGGGTCATGCCCGGATACTTCTTCTGGTTGGGGTGCGGCGAGTTGTTGAACTGCATGATGTCCGCCTGGTCGTCGCTGATCAGTTCGTCCCAGGTGTAATACTCCTTGTCCTCGTAGGTGTCGTTGAACTCGTCGAAGACCTTCTTGCTCTCGGTGCGGTAATTCTTGTTCCTGGCGTAGAAACGGCCGATACCGATGTGGTTGCGCTTCTCGACGCTGCGCTTCTTGGCGCCGTTGAAGTTCTCGGCCGTCTTCTCCTGCGAGTTCATCGGGGCGCAGAAGCGGACGAAGGGGAACATCACTCCGGCCTTCAGGAAACTGTCCTTCCACTGGCTCATCAGGTGGTTCTCCACCTCCACCTGTGCCGGACAGCCCCAGCCCTTGCGCTCCAGCAGGCGGAACATGTTGCGGAACATGTCCACCACCAGGTCCACCGTCTTGCTGCGGTTGTAGGCGAAGCCGATGCAGCACTGGCTGGCCACGTCGTAGGCGTAATAGGCCTTCGGGCGGATTTTGGTGTCCTTGAGCTTGCGCGGCAGGTCGCGGTCATCGAACGTCACCTTCGACAGTGAGAACTCCGGAGCGTGGCGGTGCATGTGGGGCATCGTCTCGTGCATGTAGGTCGTGAAGGTGTCGAGGGCGGAACGTATCAGCACCTGGTTCTTCGGCATGTTCAGGTAGTTGGCGATGGTCGTCTCGCTCAGTTCCTTCGGGTTGCCGTCCCTGTCGGTGAAGTCGTCGGGATTGAAGGCCTCGCCCGTCTCGGGGTCGTAGACGTCCAGCTCGCCGCATACGAACGAGTTGTAGAGGTCGTGGACGTTGGAGTTGTAGGGGCGGTTGGGCAGCACGGCCAGGCCGAGAATCAGACGTTCGGTGCGGTGGTCCACCTTGCGGGCGGACTGGTTGCCGAACTTGCCGCTGATCAGACACTCGTACCCCAGACGCTTGTACTCGGCCACCTTCTTGCGGAAGCGGAGCGTGGAAGCGGGCAGCGTGTGTCCGAACTGGCGCCGGAGGCTGTCGATGGTCGCGGCCATCTTGCTCCATTCGTAGGTCTTCCCCATCAACTTGGAAATCATCATACTGTTGTTGTACAGTTTGATGCAGCAGTTCAATACGGAAGCGTTCACGATGTACTCGCGCTTCTTGTCTTCCGTCAGCTCAACGCCCGTCTTCCCGCGGTCGTTGAAAAATACCACGGCCGCCTGGTCCACCTCGTAGTTGGAACGGATCCACCCGTCGAGGGTTATCTGGCTGCCTCCGGGATACGTGCTGTTCACCTTCATCCTGAATCTGTCGGGGAGCGAGTCTACTACGACAAGAGCGTAATTGCCGAGGCCCTTGCCCTGCCGGGCCAGTTTGAATCGGCCTGCCGATGCCAGGCGCTTGTAGTTTGGCTCGGTCATCACGCCGCCGTCCACCAGTTCCTTCACCGAGATGCATAGTTTGCCGTCATAGTATTCCATAGTACCCTCCTTTGTTATCTGAGTGACATGGCAGTCGTCTGGATGCCGGCGATGTCGGCTATCATCACGTTGTCGTAGTGTTCCATCTTCCTGCCCCCGAAGTAGAGGTCGCCGCATCCGGTGGTCTTGTCCAGCTCCAGCTTCGCTCCGTTGGGGAAGTACTGGCGGATGAAGTTGTCGGAGTCGTGGAAGGTCTCCACGGAGTCGCTGACGCAGATTTCCTTGCATCCGCGCTGGGCGGCGAGCTGGCGGATCTTCTCCGACACTTCGGTGGTTGACTCGTATGCCAAGGCGCGGCAGACGGTTCTTTCGGTACAGTTGAACGCTTTTGCCAGGAAGGCTCTCTGTTCCTTGGTGGCGGTTAATCTTTTTTTCATGTCTTTCTTATTTTAAATTCTTACAATCTGTTTTATTCCGAGGAGCTTGCGCTCGCAGCCCAGCTCCTTCGACTTCTGTTCCATCAGGCGGATGTTGATGTAGGGGTTGCGGTGAACCTCGTTGTGGCATTTCACGCACAGCAGCATGATATTCCGGATGTCCGTCTCATACTCCGGAAAGAAGGTGTAGGGAAGCACGTGGTGCAGTTGCGCTTTCCGGTAGATCTTCTTGCCGCATATCGCGCATCGGTAACCGGCCATTTGCATCACCGGAAGCTTCACTTCGTGGTAGAACTGGACCCGTTCGTCCTTCGTGTCACGCTCGCGCCGCTGCCTCTTCCTCATCCGGCTGCGGGAGGCGTAAAGGTATACGCCGAAAATCCTGACGCTTATCATGGGGTCACGCTGTCTTGCGATTTAACGGCCCTACCCAAAATCTCAAGTCCCATCGTCAGCATCACGAGGGATTGATAATCCTCGTTCCTGTCGAGTTCCTTCCGGGTGAAATTCTCCCTCGCCACGTGAATGGCGTTTTTACTCAGGGCGCTCAGCCTCTCCATGCCCTCTTCCGAGGTGAGAAGGATGTCTGTGATTAGCTTGCCTGCTTCTGACTTGCTCATACGCTGAATCTTTCGGGTTGAACATTGGGTTGACTGTTCAAGTTGGACTTCAACACTTCGGCAAGGCCGTTGAGCCCGGACTGAAGGAGCAGCAAGGTCTTGTACTCCTTAAGCCCCTCAAGCTCCTGCTTGGAATGGGCGTCCGCCACGAGGCCAATCACCTCGTCGACGGCTTCTGAATAAAATCCGATGGTATCCAACGTGGTGCGGATGCATCGCTCGGCCATCAGTTCCGTTCTTAATTTCTCTATCATCTTCACTCTGCTTTAAAAGTTATACATTATGTCTACCGGCTCCGGACTTGAGAGGTCCTTTGGCGGTGTGTCTACATTGACACCGCTGCAAATGTATTACATTCTTTCGACATACGCAACTATTTTTTTGAAAAAATTTCTAAGAAAATTTATTTTAGCCATTGAAGGGAGGGATAAAACAGGCGCGAATCGCCCATTTTCAGGCGCTTTGAGGGCAGTTTTGCCCATCGACGTAAAGATGTAAGGATTTCGTGCACGAACGCCCTAACAGCCCTAAAATGTCATTTGAAGAGCGTCCAAACGTCGTTCTCGGGACATCATCCGCAGGAATCAGAGCAGACGAAAGCCCCTTCATGGCCTCCGACCATCTTGCCGAGGTCAGCAAAATGGTGGTTGTCCCCATCACGAGGTGACCCAGATACGGGAATGGAAGGCAGTGTCAACATTTATATATGACGCCCGGACGGTCTTCACTCCGACCGGAACCACCCGTGCACCTTCTTCCGGCTTGTCAGGAAGTCTTCCCGACCACTGAAACGTACACTCACAGACCTCCAAAATGGTGATTTTCGCGGTGTGATACCCCCAAAAAGCCGTTAAAAAACTGCTAAACGCTTGATTTTCCGTATATATAATAAGGTGCAACCGCAAAAACGCATGGTTTTTTCCTCACTCCCATTCAATAAAAAATGACGTCTATTCTTGAAAAGTGGTATTTTTCCCCATACTCCTTTTGTAGGTCAAAAACCCAAAAAGTGTAACCCTAAACTTTTGAAAAAGTAACCCTAAACATAACCCTAAACATAACCCTAAACTCGAAAATCGGTCATTTTTCGCCGTTTTCGATTTAGCCAGGATCAGAGCGAATGACACAAAAAAAGGTGACCCCTCCGGACCACCTTCACACGTCGTTTTAACAGCGTTGAATCTTCGTTTTAAGCGACGCACCACCGCTCGTCAACGCCAATATCATCACCCTATAAAACATCGCTAAAAACGCGTCTACAAGCCGTTTTCAGGCCATTCCAACATCGCTGTTCGCACCGCAAATCCACGTCACGAACCACTCCAAGGATCCGAGCGACAGACCGCGCTGATGGAACGCCCATACACATCCTCGAAATCGTCGAAAGCCGGTGTGCAATGTAACACAGATGTAAACCTCATGTAACCCTCTCATGTCACTCAAATGTCGCACAATGTAACGCTTCGTTTTGTGTCGCCGTTTTTGTGACAACATCGTTCAAACGCCCGCCAGCAGCCACTTTCAGCTATGTTTCCTCATCTCGTTTGAATATACGTTTCGTTTTGAGCCCCATAT